GAAGCGACGTACATCAACTTGCTCTATGGGCCGATCCGCGACTTCCTGTTGACCGATGGCGACTACGATTTCTCGCTGGTTGCAACCGAATTGGTCCCGATCACCGTTCCTCCGGCCCCACCGTGGCTCTACGGCTATGTCTACCCGGAGGATGCGCTGCGCATCCGCCAACTCTTTCCGAAAGACTACGAGCCCCTCGACCCACACCCGATCGAGTGGACGATCAGTTCGACCTTGGGGGTCCGACAGATCAGCACCAGGGCCGAAGCGGTCCAGGTCCACTACACGCGGGCCGTCTCCGAGGGGCTGTGGGACGCGATGTATCGCCAGGCATTTGTGCGGATGCTGGCGAGCGCGCTGGCCTTCGCGCTCGAGAACCGGATCGAGGCGTCGAAGGTCAAATTGGACGAGGCGCTGGGGTTCGCCGGGATCGCCAAGGTGCGGGACATGTGAGATGTCGGAATTTCTTGATAAGCTGCGCAGTGATGCAGATCGCGAACGTACTGAGGCATGGGATCGCTGGTACAAAACTTTGCCTGACGATCTCAAACGTAAACTATCGGTGTATGACTTTCGCCGTCTCGGAGAGTGCTTTCGCATCGCCTTTAACATTCCGAAGGTTCAACCTCCTGATGAGTGGAGACGTTGATCCATGTCGATCGAGAGTGTCATCAACCAGGCCCTTGACCGCATCGGGTACAAGCGCCACATCGGCTCGATCTGGGACGGCAGTCCGGCGGCGCGGGTAGCCCTCAATGCTTGGGCCGAGACCCGCGATGCCCTGTTGGTACGGACCAAGCCGGAGTGGGCGCGCGACGATGTGCCCCTCGAAGTGTTGAAGCGCGCCCCGCCCTATTACGACGAGCAGACGCCTTGGGACCCAGTGCGGCACCCGGACCTGCCGTGGCTCTACGAGTACGCACAACCAGACAACTGTCTGGTTCCCCTTGCGTTGAAGCCCCGGCCGCACACCTTGCCGGTCTGGCGTCCACACGCTATGCGCTTTCGGGTCAAGACAGACGAGAGCAACTACGTCCTTCTGGGGAACGATCCAGCCCCGATCCTCACATGCATAGTCCATACCCACGACCCCGATGTCTGGTACGAGGACTTTAAGGAAGTGATGATCGTCACACTGGCGAAGAAGTTCGAGGTTGCCCTTGGCCACTCGGCCACGAAGCAGCAGGAGCCTAAAGATGCCAACGACGCCAGATGACATCGTTAATGAGGCACTGGATGAGATCGGGGTCGAGGAGATCGGCGACATTCATGAGGGATCGCGGGCAGCGAACGTAGCGCGCAGGAACTACGATCCGATGCTGCGGGCTATGCACGCTGCGGCACCGTGGAACTTCGCCCGCAGGCAGCGTCAGATCGACATGCGCGGCGACGCCTCCGGAGAGTACCACACCAATCGCTCGGTACCACAGCCGTGGGCCTATATGTACGAGTGGCCCAACGACTGCGTACATGCGAGGTGGGTGCTTGGACTAGACGCTTATGCGCTGGACACGAGTGGGGCGCCGCTGAACGCGATGCCGGCGTGGAACCGTCCAGCTCCCTTCATTGTGACCGACGCCCCGCTTCCCAACAACATCGAGAGCGATTGGAGCCAGACCGAGGGCCACAACCCTGAGTCAACGCGAGTTATTGCAACCAACCAACTCGGGGCGATGCTCGTCTATACAGGGCTGGTCATGTACCCAGATGCGTGGGACGCCGGCTTCCGGCGAGCGTTCGTCGCAGCGCTCGCCGCCCGCCTTGCGATACCGTGCATCGAGGATAAGGCGCAGGCGCGGGCTATGCGCAGCGATCAACTCCAGATAGCGCGGGAGGCGCTGATCGAGGCGAGGGTCCGCGACGGTAACGAGGGTTGGACCATGACCGATCACACTCCCGATTGGATTAGGGCACGTACCGCGCATGGCTGGTGGGGAGGTTGGCACGCGCATGGGAGTGGCTGGTCCAACTATCCATTCGTCGAGGACGCTGGAGGCGTTTACTGATGATTGTTAAGCTCAACTTCACTAATAAGATGACGGTTCCGGTACTGGTCCGAAGCAACATGGCGAGTGGACAGCCGCTTGCTCCCAACCAACAGCTTGAGATGACATTCGAGATGCAACCTGGTGAGGACGGTGTTGCTGATCTGACCATAATCTGTGAACCGGATAACTGATGCCCGACAGGGAAGCCCCAGTCAGTTTAGCGCAGCATAGCTTCGCTACCGGCGAGGTCAGTCCCGGTTTCTACGGTCGCCAGGACATCCAGAAGTATGGGAGTGGCTGTGCGGTCCTACGTAACTTTTATGTGGATCCTCGCGGCGGCGCAACGGTTCGCCCTGGCACCCAATTTATCGGCTACCCAGCCACACCCGGCTACTGCCGCCTGATACCTTTCCAGTTCTCGCCGGATGTCGGTCAGAGCTATGTGTTAGTGTTCAGCGCCGGTCACATCCGTTTCATCAAGAACCCCGGCACTGCTTCGTACCCGAACGGCTCGAATGCCGGCTTCATCCAGAGCGGCGGCGTCGCTTACGATGTGGCGACGCCCTACACTGAAGCGGACATCCGTGAGTTGCACTATGTACAGATGGCCGATGTTATGTGGCTCGTTTGTCGCAACCGCACGCGGAAGAAGCTGTCGCGCTTTGCCGACGATAATTGGACCCTGACCGAGGTGTCATCTACTCCGAGCATTGCCGCGCCGGTGATGTCGAGCGTTACTGTTAGCGCCGCCGCGACGGGGGTGACGCCGGCTCCGGCGGTAGAGACTCGTTATATGTACGCAGTCAGCGCGGTAAGTGCGGATGGCGATGAGAGCCTGCCGTCGGTGCCGATGGTCAGCGATGCTGGGATCAACATCGGGGTCACGCAGGGCACGGTGACGGTGCGGTGGAACGCAGCCCCTGCGGCATACTTCAAGGTCTGGAAGGCTTTGCCGGCGCACGGCAACCGCGTTCCACTGCCCAACGAGCAGTTTGGCTTCTGCGGATACAGCTACGGGGTCGAGTTTACTGACTCGAACATCGTAGCCGATTTCGCACAGGCACCGATCTCGGCATCAGATCCGTTCGCACCGGGCGCGCTTACCGGCTACGCCATCTCGAACGCTGGGTCAGGGTATATGCCGGGTGCAACGACGATCACGGTCAACGACTCCACTGGCACCGGGGCGGTAGTGTATCCGGTAATGGGTAGCAATATAGCGGGAACAGGGGGCGGCATTGTTGGCCTCTACATCGCCAACCCAGGCCACAACTACACCGCGCCGACCGCAACCGCTGTAGGTGCTGGGACCGGGTTCGCTGCTACCTTTACGGTTGGGCCCTCACTTGGCCTCGATCCAGGCACAGTTGGCATCTTCCAACAACGCCTGGTTTATGCCTCCAGCATCAATAAGCCGATCTCTTTGGCCGCATCGCGCCCCGGAGCGCCGGACGATTTCCGAGTTAGCAACCCTGTGACAGATGGCGATGCCTTCCAACTCGATATATTTGATCAACAGGTATCGCGGATCTTTTGGCTTCATTCGCTACCGGGTGGCCTCTTGATCGGTACCAACTCCCACGTCGTCCAGCTCACGGGCGGCAGCAATAACGTCGGTAATCCTGTCGCGGTAACGCCTACCAACGCGGTTGTAGTACCGCAGTCACAATTTGGTGCGGCGGATGTTGAGCCGATTGTGATAGACCACAATGTGCTCTACGTTCGCACTGAGGGTAGTATTAACGAACTCAGCTACAACTTCTATGCCAACATCTACGCAGGTAAAGACATCACCATCCTTTCCAACCCTTTCCTCAACGAGATTGCGGGGGTCGATTGGGGCTACGCAGACTCGCCAGGTAAGATAGTGTGGGCGGTGCTCGATACTGGAACGTTGCTGTCCCTTACCTACGTCAAAGATCAGGAGATAGCAGGGTGGGCGCGGCACGACACCCCGAACGGTATTGTTGAGTCTATCACTACGATCCAAGAGGGCGAGGTCAACGCGGTCTACTTCTCGGTGCAGCGGTTTGGGTCACGGTGGATAGAGCGGCAAGCCCAACAGCACTTGTTCCAAGCATCCGATGCTTGGCAACTCGATGGGGCACTGTCAATCGCCTCGAACTTTCCGAATGCCCAGCTGGATATTGGCGGGCAGACCGGACGACAGCTGGCAGTAGCTTCGGCTCCCATTTTTCTTCCTGGGCACATCGACTATTACCAGATACACGCGGTCAACTCGAGAGGCACTATTGTCGAGTATTTTAGTCCTACACAGGTGATGGTTGAAATCGACTCGGCGCGACCGTTCTTTGCTCAATCGTTGTATCCGGGGTTGTGGCGCCTGGACCCGGTGCTGAGCACCGTCACTGGGCTCGCCCATATGGAGGGTACCACTGTTTACGCGCTGGTGGATGGTGTAGCGCAGGGGCCGTTTACGGTGGTGGGCGGCGCAATCACCCTGACGACGCCGGGATCACAGGTGGTAGTTGGCTATCGGTACCAAGCACAGCTACAACCACTCTATATCGAGACGCCGGAGGCCGCTACAATCCAAGGGAAGCGAAAGAAAGTCGCTGCCGCGTCGATCCGAGTACACAATACTGTTGGCCTTAAGTATGGTCCCTCTTTCACCGCTCTACAGCCGTGGACTCAGGGCACCTCCTCGACCGACGAACAACCGCTCCTACCGTATTGGGCGCTTGGCCTCTATAGCGGCGACCAGAGGATTTGGCTCGATCAGGTATTCTCGGTTGGAGGGTGGGTGTGCATACAGCAGGATAACCCGTACCCGGCCACCGTAATCAGCATCATGCCCGAATTGGCTCAAGGAGATGTGATGTGAACATCACCTTCAGGGATGCGGAGCGCCGCGACGCACTCGCCATAGTACCGTACCTTCGGGAGAGGGATCGCCTCAACCTGGTGCGACAGGGCAACCCGGTCGAAGTGATTAACGAGGCGATGTCAACGAGTATCTCGAACTATGTGGGCGTCGCCGAGGGTGTTCCTGCGGTTATGTGGGGCCTTCGCGCCGCTCAGCTACTCGATGACAGTGCATATGTGTGGATGCTTGGCACCTCCGTAATCGACGACCACCCAATCCACTTCCTGCGATACTCACGAGCCGCCCTCAAGTTGATGCGACAACGCTACCGAGTGCTTTATGGAGAGATTGAGGTGGATTATAAGGCGTCGCAGCGGTGGCTACGCTGGTGTGGGGCAGAGATAACTCCACATGAGCGCCACTTGATGTTCGTGCTGCGCAATGAGTGAGAGGGGGCTTAACGCCCTTACGCTTGCAGTGGTAGTGGCGCTGATCATGATTATGGTGGGGATGGTGGTATGGGCCCTGAGGTAATGCTTGGCACACAGGCGGCTAGTACGCTATTCAGCGCAGTAGGTGGGATAAAGCAAGGTGCAGCGGCAGCAGGCGCAGCCAAATATCAGGCACAGGTAGCACGGAATAACGCCACCATTGCGCAACAGAACGCTGAGTATGCCTCACAGGCTGGTGAAACCGCGGCGCAAGCACAAGACCTTAAGGCGCGGTCGGCCCTTGGCTCGATACGGGCAGCGCAAAGCGCAAGCGGTCTGTCGGTAGACAGTCCTTCACTGCAAGATGCTTACGAGGGGTCGGCGCAAGTATATCGGCTCGATACCGCGAACATCGTGCAGAACGCAGCGCTGCGGGCGCGCGGATACCAAGCGCAAGGAGCCGAATATCTGGCCGAGGCCGATCTTCAGGATCGTAAGGCCAGCGACTCGCAGAGCGCCGGGCTTCTGAGCGCTGGTGGCTCGTTGTTGAGCGGGGCCTCGAGTTTCGCCGATAAGTGGGCCAGATACAAGCCAGTGCAAGGAACCGTATAGTGCCTCTTCTTCCTGCCAGTGGCTACGCGACGCCTGCCGCACCAACGATTGAACCCTCTCCGGTTCCATCAACGCCTTATCAGCGCATCGACGCGCCAGTGGGAGCCTTTGGTGGCGCAACCAGCCAAGCCCTAAGCGGCTTCGGTAAATCGCTGGGCGAAGCTGCCGGCCACCTCGAGAACATCCAGCAGTTCTACGACCAAGTGGTCGTAGACGAGCAGAAGAACTCTTACGAAACCAAGGTCAACAATAAGCTGTATGGTGATCCCTCTATGCCGAGGGACACTGGGTATATGGGATCGCAGGGTAAGAATGCCCTTGAGGGACGTGAAGGGGTACGTCGGGACATCGACGCGATGCTCTCGGAACACCGCTCAACCCTGAAGAACGCCAATCAGCTTCGGCTTTTCGATCAGGACGCCTCGCGCTATCGAAATGTGGTCCTGAACCAAGTGGGGCGGCACTACGATGAGCAGTATAACAAACACGCTGCCGCTGTTGCGGACGATACCCTCAAACTCAAACTTCATGAGGGTGCAGTTGCTGCGAACAACAATAACTTTAACCAGCTTAAAGGGTCGTTGGAGTCGGCCCTCGTTGCAGATGAACAAGCATTGCGTCTGCGTGGAGCCGATGATGTCACGATCAAGAACCATAAAGCAGTCATCATTCAGGGTTTCACTGCTACCTGGGC